CCTGCATCCTAATATATTAGTTGTTAATCTGTTAGTTATAGGATCACTATCATGATTATTCATTTCTCCAACATAATTTCCATCTTTATAGCATCTACAACTATTTGATCCGAACCAGCTTGAATAGTATGAAATAAATGAATCAGTGTTTATACTTTCATATATTCTCCCTGATTCTGATGATACACTTCCAATCCAAAATGCCCAATACCCATTAGGTACATTAAAAGGTATCGCATATTGCATTTGTGGAGTGCTTCCATAATTCCTCGAAATCACATACCCCTCACATAGAGAATTAGGTACAGTCTTAACTAAACTGCTTAATGGCCTTGAAACTATCTGTAAGCTTGGATCATCATTACATATCATAAGCTGAGATCCAGTAAGATGAGTATACACATCTTTCCCAGAATATATATAATGAAGATAGACTCTTGATCCATTGGAATTCTGATAAAAATCATTCCCATTTCCTGACTGATCGTACCATTTGACTATTTTCCATTGAAAATTCGGAACTATTCCTCCTCCTATTCTCATAATGCTATTTATATCAGGTTTATTGTTCCTCAATGGATAACAATCTATTTCATCACCTGTTCCTGCCGTATATATTACTCTGAATAAAGGCCCTTTATAATTATTTATAATTCTCTCCAATCCATATACAGCTCTGAATTCATTTTGATTATTATTCCGTAATTTCGCCATGTATCTCCTACGCTTTAAAACTGTCGGATTCATTATAAAACACGTCCTTTAACAACAACTTTGATTATTTCGCCGCTGGATGGAGTATAAGTATTTCCAGCTATAATTCCTAAATATAATTTATTATTAGCATCAAGCTTGCATCTCCTTGCTAATTCATTAGCTGATAGTTTATATACATTTGATCCAAAGTCAATGCTCTGATTAAATTCATCAGCATTTATTGATTGCTCAAGCTTAGTAGATAACTGAGCGTACGTTGGATCATATGCTGTATTATCAGTTAATGTAGATCCAGTTATAGCATTCGAATTATAGATCTGAATTATTGGAGCTAATTTAATGACCGCAGAGCCATTGCTTGAATAAACCTCTACTTCATTAATCTCTATATGTACATTATCATCATTTCCCTCAGCTAATTTCTGTATAGCATATTCATTTTCACTTAAATCAATATCTTGGAAAACAGATAATCCATTTCCATTGATAATATCATTCACATCATATTGAGACACATTAGCTGGCCTAGTTATTTCAACTGATGCTTCAAAGCTGCCTTCCCTAAACTTATGATAATTCGACATTAATAATCCTCCCTTCTATTTTAATATTATTCAGGTACGTCATAGACTTCACAGCATCTGCATTTTACTATATTGGATGCCGATGCGCCTAAACTTGAATCCCCAGGGAACATCAGGAGTTCACCATTAACCTGATATGGATCTTCCATTCCAGTCTCCTGACCATCAGCTTCCCTGTGCCATTCGCGAGTTCTTTTATCATCAGTAGCTAACCAAGATTTTGTCATCCCAGGTATATCAAGACCTAATGCCGCAGATCTTGAACCGAGGTTACTAGCGGCTACCACTTCTGTCCGAGCTATAGTAAGTGACCTATTCTTAATGATTTTATCAAGATACAACGCATCTAACCTTTTTGCTATATCATCCATGCTTTCACCATTTGCAACTCCAGCCTCAAGTTCATCTCTTATCTGCTCTCGTGTAGTTTCACTAATATAAGCAACCTTAGATGCTGAATTATACTTCAAATAATCCGAAGTTGCCTGCGTTGCTATATCTACTTCATCTCCATCGATCTCCACTATCAAATCAGATAAGTCGACGTTGAACTCTTCCTTCACGGATCTACCAGAGAGGAAGCACTTCGTGGATATAATCAAATCCTTAGCGAACTCCTCAGATACCGATTTGTAGATTCCGTCTATGATCGTCTTAAGGTCATCATCAGAGTTATTGACGACCGAATCAATATTGCTCATCCAGGTAGGGTTGTTATGGATGAAATATTTAATCCTCTGATGCTCATTTTCAAAGTGTTTCGCTAAGATTCCGGATGCATTTTGATAAAATGGTTCCCTCTTACTCTCAAATGCATGAAAATACTCTTCCTTCTCCTCATCAGTCAGCAACCTTTTTACTGACCTCAACTTGATTGATGCTTCCCTATACGTTAAAAAATTTCCCTTCTCATCCTCATCTTCCTCATCATCTTCCTCGTCGTTTATCACGTTTTCTTCCTCGGGTTCAACCTTTTTCTCAAGTAGCGACTGAAGAGAAGAAGTTTTAGCAGGTATAACTATAAGGTTTCCTCCCTCTTCTTCAGATATTTCCTCATATCCTTTAGCAACTCTTTTTTCATTTATTTTTAAATCATACGATTCATTCAATCTTTTATACAGGGCATCCCTATCCTCCCTTAAGGCCTCTATTGAATCCTTGTCATATACTAGCTTAAGACTATCATTCCCGTACAGCGGAGTTAACCATACATTCACTTCATCAGCAAAAAAATCTAATAACGGAATTATCGTTTCCTCATATAGCGCTTTCCGTGCCTCCTTATAATTGCTGTATGTCTTATTCTCGGAGTCCCCTATAAGTTCAGGTGGAACATTGAATGCAGTAGCTATTTCCCTCGATGACATCTTCAACCCTTCGATCCAGGACATGTCCTTTGGGTTAACTCCCATTGCAGTCCACTTCAGTCCTCCTTCTAATATTATTGGTACATCTCCAGTAAATTGATTCCCTCCAGTGACATACTTGTCCCTCCATTTATTCTCCAACCTATGAAATTGAATATCAGTAAGGCCCTTTTGAGTTTCAAGTACTCCTGGAGCTATGCAGTCATTTTGAAGCATGGTCACATTCCATTTCCTGCTCTCATTATTCATATCGGCTGACCGAGATGCCGCTGATAGTGGAGACATACCGTACCAGTCATCCAACGGATCCAGCAATAACATGTGCATGATGAAGTCAGGTTTGATGTCGACGTCTTCGCTTCCCAACGAGTACCTGTAACCTTTCGGTGAGTGGATATTCCTCCCAGGTAATATGCTTACTCTGTCAGGCCTTAATATATAGAGTTCAGACGGTGGCTTGTTCTTGACACCTACCCTTTCCATATATGAATTTCCTGACATCATCAAGTAAGCTATCAAATTTTCCCTGAACCTTACTCCTCCCTGGTTAGGATTAGGTCGATCCATCAATTCAATCAATGGATGGGATTCGATTTCCTCATCCTTTCCATTTTTTGTCTTTTTCTTTTTAATGAGATACCACGGAACGCATGAAAAATTCTTAGCTATCTGATTAATGCATGCATATACGTGAGGATTCATCTTATATCCTTCTTCAGCAAATGCCTTAAAAGTTTTAGGAGTCCACTGAACTTCTGAAAGGTAGTATTTTTGTATTGCTCGTCCGACTGACGAGTCTTTGAGATACCTCTGGAGTACCTTCAACATCACTCTATCAAAGAATTTCGGTTTCATAATATCACTCACTCTTCTTCAGACTTTTCAAAGTTATGTCATATACTCCTGATGATGCAAGCCCTATTACTATTCCGTTGAATATCGCAATCTTAATCCCCTGATCAACATAGGCTATTGCTGATATTAATCCAAGAACTAAATTCACAGCAGGAATGAATTTCTTAGGCAACCCAGTACGTTTGAAGACTTCTGATAATGCCATGACTACAGGGACTAAAATCATAATCAATTTTTCATCGAACATCTCATTAACCTCCCTATCTAATATTTGGAGTCCATATTTCAGACTCAGATTTTAACAAGTGATTCGGAGCAAAGGCAAGGACTACGGAGTCTGCTCTATCAGGTGATCTTCCCATTCGCTTCCTGAACTCTTTCTTAGGCTCAACTACAATTTTTCCTTTTGAGTCTATTGTATACTTGATATTGCTTAAATCAAATACCAATTCGTCATCTGGAGGCAAAGCGATTGGGTTCTCATTCACCCTTTCGTCAGGGTTCAGGAGTTCCCTAAGGCTCCACCAAAGTTGAGACCTCTTATTATAAAAGAACTTCTTCATTTCCTCAACTTCATCATCGTTGATGCCTCCGGGAGATTCACTCACCTTGACTCTAGTAGTCCGGAATCCCTGCTCTCGTAATCTTCCTTCAACTCCAGTACCCATACCTATAACATCAACCTTGATTAGTTTTCCACTCAATTTCCTATACAGCTGAATTATTTGACCTACATAGCTCATCAAGTCTAAACCTGAAAAAGTTTCAAGCTTATGGCAATAGCTTCCTTGACGTGGAGCTATCGCAGACAAATCCGTACCATCTTCAGCAACGTCAACTCCTAGCTCAACTTCTCCATACGCTCTCTTCGTGCATTTCCATCTCTCAATTGATGACTCAATCCAGGATAAAGGAATTAGTGTCCCTTCTCCCTGGTCAGGGAAATTTCCTCTGACCTTAGCTTCGTAGAGTGGACTCCCAGGTTTCCATTTGAGGTACTTATCTCGAACCCATTCCGGACTCACCATTTTAGTTTGAGGAAGCTTACCTGAATGATTCTTTTTGTACTCGATAACCTTTTCCTCCCAAACATCTTCCTCAATGTCTTTCTCAGTTATTCCAAGCTTAGTGAAATTAGGTGAGTTGAACGCAGATATAGTAAACTTCTTATACATCGAATCTTTGAACGAGTCAAAAAAATATCCTGATGGACTAGTTGGATTCCCTATAAGGAGAATTTTCGCATTATCACTCGAGATAATACCTTCGATGCCATCATATATCTTCTTCTCAACTCCAGCGGCCTCATCAACTATAACTAATATGTCATCTTCATGGAATCCCTGCATTCTGTCAGGATTATCAGTTGATATCCCTACTGCATACCATTCATCCTGTAATATCTGAAGCTCCGGACTCTTTGGAAGTAGTTCTCCTCCGAGTGGAGTCAGAGTGTTCGCATATGAAGCACGTATCTCCTTCCAGACAAGTTTTTCGACTTGACGCATCGTAGGAGCAGTAGTTATCACTATGCTCGGCTGATGAGTGAATAGGTACCATATTGCTATATTACCTGCCGTAAAACTCTTACCTACTCCGTGGCAAGCTTTCACTGTCGTCTTTTTATTGAGATGAACGCTCATTAATATTTCCTTCTGAATTTCCCATAAATTTTTCCCCAGGATCGTTTCAACGAACCACAGAGGTTCGCCTACTAATAATTCAAAGGCCTTAACAGCATTCTCATAGTAGTCACGATTTACTTTTCTCCTTCTATGAAAATGATCCCTAGGATTTCTCTCATATTTGCCTTTTCCGACGCTTATTCCCTTATTAGTTTTTTTAGCCATATTCATTCACCCTATAAAAAAGTAAGCTTGTTCAGTGCTGTAACAAGCTCCAAGAATATAATTCTTTATTTATTTAGCAAGCGTATTGGGTATACGCTTTTGGGCATTATACTATCTCACTCTTATTCTTAACTGAAAGGATAAAGTCAGCTAAATTTAATACCTTGTCTTCTTCCTTTTGCTTCTGAGATGCATCCATCCCAAGGATTTCACGCTTAGCCTTGGAGGATTGACGAATTTCCTCAGATGTCGCTTTATATAAATCAACTAATGACTTGCTCAGCTTGACTTCTTCATATCTGAATATCTTGTTAATAACATTTCCTTCGTCATCCACTCGTTTCACATATCGAGGAATTTTTAATTCCATGCATCGCATAATTTCGAGTGCAACAGCTTCAAGCAATTCAGATGCTTTTGCAATGGAATCGTCCAAATGCTTGAGTTCAACAAGTTTTATCTTAACCTCATCAGACTTTTCCTTACCTGACTTTGCCTTTTTACGCTGTTCTTCCTTATATTTTATCTGGAGTTCACGCTCTAGCGTAACATGCTTACTAAAATGTCTTTGGACAGATGCAGTATTGATTCTCTCATCTGGATCATCTTTCCTAATCCAATGAGCAATATCTTCATAAGTATATTTTTCGATTATCCGTAGTCGGTCAATCTCATCGACCTTAGCGTGATTGCAACATTTGCATGAATTAGACGTTGGCTTTCTATAACTTGATTTTGGCATATCTCGGTACCTCCAAAATAAATTTCATTCTCATTTATATCTTCAAAATAAATCCTCTCATCATCCTCTATATTTTCAAGGTAGTCTTCTCTTGATGACTCATTTGACAAAAGATTAATAAAACCATTATCTTCGTATATAGATAAGCTCAAATTCATGTTATAAACAACCTCCTGGATAATCCTGATTCACGTTTGGCATTTCCTCTGATGATACATATATCCTATCACTACCAGGAAGGGGAAATCAATGTATATCTTATGGAAGAGATGGGAATAATTTACTATTTATAGCCAGCTCTCCTGCCAACGGGGAAATCCCGGATGAATCCGCATTCGATTTGACCTCAAGATTCGCCTTCCTGGGGAACGTATAGATTGGAAGAGATGTAAGAGATTTACTTCTCCGGGCATAAAGGAAGGCCATTGCTAGGCCCTTCCTTTATTTATCACCAAGTCATTCCTGTTATTGTAGTCATACCCGCAATCTAGCAGGAGTGAGTGTATAGCGGATTTCCGAATCGATTGCCAGTATTCATCTTCAGAGTATCCGTCAGCCTTTTTGATATCCTCCAGCAGTTTAGATACCATCCTTCCCCTAACCCATTCATCTGAAACCCTGCATGTATGCGTGCTCCCATCGTTATAAGTTATTATACGTTTCATAATTATCCCCTCTTCTTCCATTTATTGTCAATCCCTCTCATTCACTCTATGCTACTGATGCAGTGATATTGCCATCTTCATCAACGTACCATCCGTCTTTTTCTGTAACCTTCCTGATATCGTCGCAATCATCTGTATCCTGTGCGTATAAAGTTCCGTCCTGTGCGTACACGTTCCATCCATTATTTTCGGTTACTGCGCCATCTACTAATTTTTTACTCATAATTATTTCCCCTCTCATTTTGTTCCTGTCACTGTAATAATTGTATCACTTTTCAAAGTGAAAATAGATCAGACCTTAGTCCTAACTTTTACAGGACTAAGGCTCAATCCTCTGGTCTTATTAATTCCCTTTATCTGGAAAATTCGTTGCCTCCGTTGAAGGCATCCGAGATCCTCTTCCACAATTTTGTTCGCTTAACCCATTCCCACTTCTCCTTATCATCCCTGGAGTTCCTTCTAGAATCCCTGGCCATCTCATACTGTGAGTACATCTCGTCGTTGACGTTTCGCCATTCCTCTTCAGTCAAGCTGATTTCGCGAGTTATGAGCAATTCCACCTTCACCATATCACGGTGGTCATAATTCTGAGCAATGAATTCGTCGTGCTCCTCTGAGTTCATGATGACCTCCATTGCTTCCTTCTCAGTGTCTACATTAATTTCGTATATCTTCGGTTTGCTCCTTGGGAATGTCACTCTGAATTTGTTTTTACCCATTCAGCATCTTCCTTTCAATCCTAATTTGCCCTACACTCTCATTATATCAAATCTCAAAGTGAAAATGAATCAGACCACAGTCCTAAATTTTATAGAACTGCGGACTAATCATCTGGGCTTATCTCCTGACTTTTTCTTCCATCCTATATCCATCCCCTGGGCCATCCGGAGGATTCCGGATGATGCAGAGCTCGATCTAATCTCAGGGATCCTCTCCTGGGGAACGTATAGAT